ATATGTGCGAATATATTATACTGGAAGATTTTAAGATGGACAAGTACATTTATGATGAAAAGAATCGTCTTTGGTACGAACTACACGGCAACTACAATTTGTCGTGTCTTACCTTGTCACGATAGACGAACCGTCAAAGGAATGCCTTGAACGGCTCATAGAGCAGATGAAACAGACACCGGGACTACACTCAATAACATACGGGCGTGCGCGAGGGAGATTGTGGACAAGAAAGTCATTTACGGCATAATTAAAATCAGCCGTTCGACCTAAAATCAGACGGATCTTGAAATTCGATTTTCTTTCTGTATAATGATATACTATGTTCCAACAAGGAGAAAGAGAAAATGAGTAATAAAAGAAAGCGATCCGCACATATTGCGGCTATATGTATTGTATATTTCATCGTCATGATTTGTGATATACAACTGACTTATGCCAAAGGAGAAACAAAATCATCCACAGAAGCAGATATTTACAGCAATATAGATGATTACTTGCAAAAGTGTGTAGAAAATGCAAATATTCCTGCAATGTCTGTAAGTATCGTAAATAAAAACGAAGTGTTATTTTCAGGAAACTATGGGCAATGTGAAAACAATGATACGCCATTTTTCCTCGGCTCGGTCAGCAAGTCATTTACGGCGGTCTGCATTATGCAGTTGGTCGAGCAACAAGAGATTGACTTGACCGCCACGATATCAACCTATCTGCCGAATGCAACGGACGGTGATAAAATCACGGTCAATCAGTTGCTAAACCATACAAGCGGACTTGGCGAGCATCAAACACTGGAAGATTACAAAATCGTAAACAAGCAGGGCGTTCATTCCTATGCAAACGTGAATTATTCCCTGTTGGGAGAAATCATTGAGGCTGCCAGTGGGAAATCCTATTCTGAATACATATCTGTAAATCTGTTTGAGCCGTTAGGACTTTCGCATACTGCCGCAACGCTTGACGGAAGTATAGAAAACGGGGTGATTGACGGATATACAAATTATTGGGGGGGTACCGATAAAAGCAACCCATAAATATCCTTCTTCTAAAAATGTTTGGATCACCGTACCCGCAGGTTATCTCTCTGCCTCCTCGAATGATTTGGGGAAATACCTGCAAATGTATCTGAACGGTGGGAACGGTATAATTTCAAAAGAAAGCATCAATACAATGTTTTACGGAGACACCGTCTATGTTGAGGGTGATGTCCCATTCTGGTACGGATATGGTTGGGCTACAGTGAAGGAGCCTCTTTCCGAGCCGGTACTGCGTCACAGTGGTCTTATTGAAACCGGAACTTCCTGCGTTTTTATTCTGCCCGAAAGCGATATTGCTATTGCCCTTGAAGCAAATGTAAACGATTATTTCGTAACGAACGAAATGATGAATCGCCTTGGCTGGGGCGTTGTCCTTATGCTTTTAGGTGATTCGGCAAATGAAATTACAGACAACGCATATGTATTAAATCATCTGTGGATTGATTTGATTATGCTGACAATACTATTTATAGCAATTCTATCGTGGTGTTTTCTTCCCCGCTATGTTCATAGCATAAAGCACAGAAAGATAATTTCGAGAGTGATGCTACTTGTACTATTTCATTTCTTGCTGCCGATTTTTATATTATTGCTTGTTCCAATATTTTTCGCAACACCACTATGGGTTGCAAAAGCCTTTGTTCCAGATGTCTTTATAACTATAATGATTTCGTCCGCATTGCTTTTTATTGGTGGTTTGGTAAAAAGTGTTATCCTGTATAAGCATATAAAGTATAACGAATCGTTTGACACTATTATGGGGTAATCAGAAATTATTATCAGATAAATGATGTATACCGCCGTGTATAGGTAAAACTATAACGGCGGTTTTTTCTTTGCCTATCGGCAGTTTTTTTGAATACGATTCAAATTTCATGATGCCAATCATTCCAGAACCGTGTGCAAGACTGTTCGAAAAAATCTCACAAGCAATCGCTATAATATAGCATATGACACTGTTTTTGTTTCATCGGAAGCCGATATTTCTTCAGCCTTTTCCATTGCTTTCTGCAGAAGATCTTCGAAGTGGAACGTGATCTCCATGCGATTCGGGCCGTAAATGACAACGGATTTTACAAACATATTAGCAATGTCTTCCGTCAGTTTCTTCAAATGCGATACAATTTCCGCCTGGGATGCCATATCGGACACTTGATTGGCAAGCATATCTTCCTCAGATTCCATCGAATTCAGCATCGCTAATTGTCCTTGCAGCTGATCAATCTGCAAAGTCAGCTGCTCTTTGACCTGAAGGTAGGCGCCTTTGGAAATAATCCCCTCCGCATACGCTTCATATTGATGGATTCGTTTCGCTTTTAAGGTTTCCATGTTCTGCGTCAGCCGTCTACCCTCGCCAAGCCTCTTTTGGCGCGTCACGTGATCACGAATAATGGGATCCAAATGACAGAACAATGTCAGCTTTGTTTTAAGTGCATGAAACACAATACTTTCGATCTGCTCCGCCGGATACATGGTACTGTCGCATTTGGAATGTTTTCCTGCAGACCGTTTATGACGGCAGGCAATGTTAGGCGTGTACCCACGGCCATGATAGGACATACTAAGACCGCAATTTCCGCATCGTATTTTACCACCGAGAGAAAATCCCGTTTTTTGCGGTATGGTGTTTCTTTCTGCCCGATGAATCGCTAACTGTGCCTGATGATATTCTTCTACCGTTATAATAGGTGGATGCACGCCGTCTACGATAGTACGGTCTTTGAGCGGCACCAGCCGTCTTGACTTACTTCCTACACAGATCGGAGCTGTAACACCTTGTACCAAAGCACCCGTATAGCTGTAGGATTTCAGAATCCGCCATACGGCAAATGTCGTCCACAACCATTCCTCATACGCGACCTTTCTGTTCCATTGCATATAGTCGGAGGTCTTCTCACGGTACATTCCAGGAGGCGGTATTTGATTCTCATTCATATAGCTTGCGATCATGCCCGTGTTCCACCCTTGTATCGCCTTTTCAAAAATCAGCCTGACGTTTGCTGCTGCTACGGGATCAAGCACCCATTTTGAGGGATCCTCTTTGTTTTTCAGATAACCGTAAGGCGTTCTGCACGCCGTGGATTTTCCTTGCTTCCATTTGGTCTGTACTGCACTTCTGTATTTTTTGGATAAATCCTTGCTATACAGAGCGTTGATCAGATTGCTGATGCTCATTTCCAAACCCATCGTTTTCCCGATATAATCATTGCTGTCATAGGTGGAATTGATGGCAATAAACCGAATGCCCAGCACGGGAAATATTTGTTCTAGATAATCTCCCACACCAATATAATCTCTGCCAAGCCTTGAAAAATCCTTAACGATAATAACTTGGATCTTTCCTTTTTTGGCTTCCTCGATCATTTCCTTGAACGCCGGGCGTTCAAAGTTTGTTCCGCTGTATCCGTCGTCTATAAACTCACGGATATCGCCATACAGATCTTCTCTTGCTTCTACAAAGCTCTGCAAAAGAAGTCTTTGATTTTCTATACTATTGCTTTCTTCTTTGTGATCCTTTCCGAGATCGCCGTCTGTCAGAGATAACCGAAGATAGAACGCTATCGTCATTCTGCCGCCTCCTCTTCTCTCCACGCGTCGATCTGTCCGATCACATTCTCATATTTGAAGCGAACTTCAACGCCTTTGTTTTGACTGATATGAACACTCGCTACCAATTCCTGTAGAAGCGTTTCGTTTAAACCCGTTTCACCTAAATACTGCTCCAGACGTTTTTCCAATTCCATAAACTGTTCTAACTGCCGTTCCGCGAAGCGACACTCCACTTCCATTTTCTGCAGTTCCTCCCGAGCAGCATCTCGCTCTGCCATGTACTTAGTTTTGATCGTCTGATAATCCTCTGCATTTACGATTTCTTCCGCAAGGCTTTCATAAAGATTTACCAGCTTTTCTTCCACCTTCTCCAATTTCAGCTGTATCCGCTGTTTCTTTCTCTGAAGCTTCGGAATACCGCCGTTTTTTCGGATCTCACGCTGCATACCGGACACCAAACGCTTACGGTCACATATCCTTTTCACCATGATATTCACCTGATCTGCGACCACTATTTTCAGAAAATCCGAATGGACTTTCCATAGCCTGCCGTATTCCGAATTGTTTTTATCCGTTACACGGCAATCGCAGGAATAGCTTGCGCCGTCTCTGTTTCCATAACAGTATTTCGTATAGCTCATACGCTTTCCGCAATCCATGCAAAATACCATGCCCTGCATCGGGTCTTTTGGATTGTAGGGGTAGACGTTTCCTTCTCTCTGATGCCAACGGTATGCACGGGAATCCAGAATTTTCTGCGCTTCTGCAAAATCCGCTTTTGAAACAAGCGGCTCGTGCATATGATGCCAGACGATCCATTCTTCTTTTGGGGTCTTATGTGTCGGAACATTCAAATACAAGATTTTACGCCTTTTTCCCCAAATCAGATCACCGATATATATTATATTCCGAATAATGTCCCTTACTCTACCCGAATTCCAGGCATCCTCCTGTGTAAAGCTCTCGCCTTTCTCAACAATCGTTTTATATGCTAACGGTGTCAGTATCTGCATACGGTTCAGCCGGTCCGCTATTTTTCCGCTCGTCACACCCATCAAAAACCAGCGGAATATCATTTGCACGATTGGCGCGGTATCCGGATTGACAACATAGATATTGTTTTCCGTATCCCGTTTATATCCGTAAACCGAGCGCAGAAGTTTAACATCGCCCCGCGCTCTGTGAAGATCATTATACGCTGTGACCTTGCGAGAGAAATCCTTTGCATACAGATCATTTACCATATTCTTTATGGGAATGGCAATGTTATTGATATCGCATTCCCGAAAGCTGTCAAAATTGTCGTTGATGGCAATCAGCCGCACATTGAGACGCGGCAGGAGCGTTTCTATGTAATATCCCGTTTCCAGAAAATCTCTGCCGAAACGAGATAAATCCTTTACAACGATGCACTGTATTTTTCCGGTTCTGACGTCATCCATCATACGGACAAAATTCGGACGTTCAAAATTTGTTCCCGTGTATCCGTTGTCAATATAGGTATCCGTCAGTTTCATGTCCGGATGCTCTGCAATATAATTGTGCAGCATAACGATCTGTGTCTGGATACTCTCATCCTGCTCTTTTTCCACAGATAATCTTGCATATGCAGCAGTTGCCATTTTCTTATCCAAACTCTCGGATATTTCCGGCAGGACAATCGCTTCTGCCGTCTGCAGATTCTTTCTGCTTTTTCTTGCCATCTGTTTTCACCTCGTTTCTTCCAACCACAGCTTCGGAAGTCTGTCTCTCCATTTTACATGAATAAACTCTACCGATGCCGTTTCAAAGCGGTACACTAGCACCTTTGAAATATACTTTTTCAGTTCTCGTTTATCAAAATGTTCTCCGATCTGTAGATTGGCATACAGCTCCAGCCATGGATTTTTACTGCTGAAGACAGTCTCCACTTCTTCCATTGCCGTCATATGCGTCTGAAGCGTTGCATTCATCTCATTCTGTTTCAGAAGCGAAGACTGATACTGCTCCGAATAGTCTTCTTCAGTAAGCTCTCCCGCTTCGTAACGTTTGCTGTACTGCATTAGCTCTTTTTCAACGGCAGACATTTTTGCAAACACAGCAATTGCCTTCTTGCGTAATTGCTCTAACTGCGCTGCTTTTTCTTTTTCGCACAGTTCAGTTTCCAGAAGTTGTTTTACGCGTCGTGCTTTTTGCACTTCACAGAAAAGCATTTTCTTTGCGGATTCTGTTACAGTATCAACCTTTATCCAAAGCTGTTGATAACGTTTGACCTGTGGCGCAGGATATCGGAATCGCAAGATATGTTCCTTGTCCGAAGGCTTTATATATGACATCAAAGGATGCTGTGTTTCCTCGTCTACGATGATACCGGAATACCAACTGTACTCGGAATTGCTTCTGCCATTCTTCACATTGTTCCGCTTATGCAGACCCTGCTGTGCCGCATCAAACAACGTTTGATCCACGATCACGGGACACGGATATTCGTAATCGATCCCTCGGATACAACGCTTCCACTTTCCGATATACATCTCGTTTGCCAGAATGTTTTTTACACGAGCCGCATTCCAGTTTTTATGCCGCTCGCCGCAATCCTTATCGAACTTTTTGTAGGCGTATTGAAAGGGTGTATCAATTCCACGTTCCTGAAGCGATTTAGATATGGTCAGCATAGAGGAACCGTCACGACACATTTCAAATATTTCTCGAATGATTTGTGCGGCAATCTCATCCACTTCAAGCGTATCATCGTCTTTCCATACATAACCGTATTTCATATACTGCCGTCCCTTGCACTGTCTTGTGGCGATTATAGATGCTATCTCTCCGCGATATACGCTTCTGTTTTTCTGCAAATAGGCTTCCACCTCATCCTTGGTCTTATCTGCGGAACAGAAATCATCCTCCGCAACTGCAAAATGTACGCCTGCAGGATAAAGAATCAGATAGATCAGATCATATGTGGAAGTATAATTCCGTCCTGCATAAAAAATGGAGCCGAACAGGATACAGTCATATTTACGATTTATGCCGTCTTGCTTCATTTGCAGAAAAGCAGTTTCTTCATCACGGACTTTTTTGCGGTCAGAGTATTTCTGCGTAATTTTCCATCCACGCTTTTTTGCATATTCTGTAATCAGTGCATTTTGCTTTTTGAGCATATCTTCCTTCGGTTCGATTGCCCAACATCCGGAGAGCGCTCTTGTATAACTGACACACCTCATACGTCACAACTCCTTTCTCTCTGCTCTGCAGATCCTTCAGCGGTGGTAATCATCAGCTCCATTTCGTCCATATAGCGGAATTTGATCTCAATGGTATTCTTATCATACACAACGATTTTCTCAATCAGCGTAACGGCTGTTTTTCTGTCTAATTCCGTAATGCTCCCATACTGCTTAAAATCTTCGAGCCAACCCTTTTCTTGTATACTGCATAGGTTCATTTTGGCTTTCTGCTCTTCCACCTCTGCCTGTGCTTTTTTCGCCATTTCGATCTTCAGCGAAAAGCGATGGTTCAATTCACAGTATTCCTCCTTACTGACGATCTGATCGGTCAGATCCCGATAAAGCTTTAATTTTAGTTGCGTATATCGGTCGATCTCCGCTTTTAAGGAAACCAGCTGATGATTCAAGGTTTGAATTTTGAAGTTATCGCCCGGAAGCTGTTCTGTGGTTTTGAGTATTGCATCTGCTTTTATTAACTTTCCGATCTGCAACTGTATCTGGCTAAGAACCGTTTCGTATACACGGTCGGCGCGGATCAGATGTGCCGTACACCCTAAAGCATTTTTGTATGTCGTGCAATGATAGTAATAATACTTTTTCCCATTTTTAACGGTGCTTCGCTTGACCAAATTCTGTCCACAGTCGCCGCAGCGTATCAGTCCTGAAAATACATTGACCCGTTCTTCTCCCGGTGATGTCCGGGTATCCAGCGTAAGCAATTCCTGTACTCTGTCATATACAGCTCTGGGTATGATCGCCTCATGAGTGTTTGCAACTCTGATCCATTCATCCGGTGCGATAGGTCTACACACTTTCACCTTATAATTGATCTTTCTGTTTTTTCCTTGTACGCACGTTCCCGTATAGACTTCGTTTGTCAGAATACTCGTCACGGAGCTGGCATTCCAGACGGGATTACGGCTGATATTGTAACCGCTGTTATAATGAAAACCGCAGGCTCTTTTGTATTCCATCGGGGTGAGGACTTCAAGCTCATTAAGCCGATCCGCAATTCTATTTGCGCTGTAGCCCTCCAATTTCATGTTAAATATAGTTTTGACGATTTCTGCGGGGTACTCATCGATGATGAGCTTGTTCTTATTTGCAGGATCTTTTTTATATCCGTAGCTTGCAAAGCTTCCAATAAACTTTCCATTCCTGCGCTTCACATCGAGTTGACTGCGTATTTTGATCGATATATCACGGCAATACGCATCATTGATCAGATTCTTAAAGGGAATGACGATCTGATCGACATCGCTCTTTTCGTCCATACTGTCATAATTGTCATTGACCGAAAGGAAACGAACCTCAAGCACGGGAAAGATCCGTTCCAGATATTTTCCCGTTTCGATGTAATTTCGCCCGAAGCGTGACAGGTCTTTTACGACCACACAATCAATCGTTCGGTTCTCGATTTCCGTCATCATGCGAATAAATGACGGACGCTCAAAGTTTGATCCGCTGTATCCGTCGTCCACAAACTCCCTTGTCTTTGTGATCTCCGGATGTTTTTTTAGATACTCATTGATAAGTTCACGCTGATTTTGAATGCTGTCGCTTTCCACCTTGTCTCCGTCATCTCTGGAGATACGCAGATAGATAGCGGCTGTGTAATTTGTTTTTCTTCGTAAACGCATAAAAGCCACTGACCTCCTTGGATTATCAACGTAAACCAAGAAAACCAGCGACTTCTGAAATTACTTATTATTTTGACCCACTTATCTTATACACGATTCTTGGCTTTTCGTCAATATAAATTCTGAAGATTTGCAATTTTCAGAATTCATACCCTCTGCGACAAAATCAGTGATTCTGGCAATACCACCCCATTTTCTATCACCTTTTGTGTGATTACTTTTTTATTCAAACAAGCACCAAGTTTATCCTCTCGTTCTGTTTTGATTATCCCGATCCGCTCAAAGATCGGGTAAAGATAAGACGCTCCGAATGTTCCCAGCTTCTTAGGGCCGGTGACAACGCCGCCTAGTTCCTGTGACTTATGAAACGCCATAAACACTGTCGCTTTTGTTATGCTGTCTTTTTTCCGGTCAACGAATAACTCGCCACCCTTGATGGTGTATTTGAAGCGCAGTTTTCTTGATGTATGGAATACACACCCTTGCAGTTCCTCCAGTACTTCCCATAAAGCTTCATCTGCATCAGACTCTTTCAAATATGGAAGTATGTCCATAAATGCCTTGCATGAACGCTGGCGCTGTCTTTGGTGTTTCTTTCGGTCAGCATCAACGCTCGTCTCGTCCATGTTGTAGATCAGCTTGGTGTATGGAATATAACTATGAACTGATGCACGGGATAAGCCAGTTATTTCGACAATCTCTGGAATGCTTCTCCCCTCATCGGCAAGCTGTTGAATGTTTCTGCTTGTTTCCGTTGAAAACATCCCTACTGTGATTAGAATTTTCCGAGCTTTTAAGATTGTGATGTTATATTCCGCTGCTACATCCCGTAGGCTTGCATGATCCCGATCTGTCGTATATCTATCATCATATGCTTCTCCGTAGGAAGCAACCACCTTGGCTGTTAATTCACGCATGGAGCGATCAGCGTCATAATTCATTTTTTTACGTAATCGAGACATTTGAACGCCCTCATTTCCGTGACTATCTAACCATATCAATAAGTAGAATAATTGTCAATCGTTTATTCGAGACTATCTAATCACACATTCAAAAAGGAGAACCAGTTTTATACTGGCTCAAAGAAAGTATCGGGATGATTACTGTCAAAAATCTCATTTGCCCACATCAAAGTGACTAGATTATCTGTTTCACTTAAATTGATAATGTTATGTGTGTATCCAGGGAGCATGTGTACAGCCTGGATTTTCTCTCCACTTACTTCAAATTCAATCACTTCATCTGTTCCAATCTTCCGTTCCTGAATCAGCCCATGACCGGAAACCACAATAAAGAGCTCCCACTTGGTATTATGCCAATGCTGCCCTTTCGTAATACCAGGCTTAGAGATGTTCACAGAG